AGGCGGTCCAGGGCGAACTCGACCGCCAGCTGACGAACACGTTGAACGGGATCTTGTCGAACGCCCTCGACTTCGACGACACGCTGGCCGCGATTGCCGCTGTCTTCGGCGACCGGATCAACGACCTCGATTTCGCTTCGAACGAAATCGGGCTTTCGACCCAGGAGCAGAATGCCGAGTTCGCGGCCCTTCAGCTGGAGATCGCGCGTCAGCAGATCGAGGCGCGCGAGCTTGAGATCGAAGCCATCGAGGACTTCATTGACCAGCTGGAAGACGAGTCTCGCCAGCTTCAGGGGGTCGCCGATCAGGCTGGCCGGAACGTCGACGCCCTGCTTAACGCCGCGAACTCCCTCGCGCTCGACCAGCAGTCGTCCTTCGCTTCCCCGCTTGAGCGGCTTCAGGGCGCGCAGACCCGCTTCGAAGAAGCCGTCGCGGCGGCGAACGGCGACCCGGCGGACGAGGCGACCCAGGAGGCGATCCAGGATCTCCCGAACCTGTCGCGCGAATACCAGGACGCGGCTGCCTCCTACTACGGCAACAGCGAGGACTTCTACGACGTCCAGTCGTCGATCCAGGAAGAGCTGCGGTCCATCGCCAGCGACCAGCGGACCATCGAGCAGCAGGCGCTCGACCGCCTGGGCGACATCAACAGCGAGATCGCGTCGCAGACCGAACTCCTGGCGCAGCTCGTCGAACAGCAGAGCCTGCCGGAGTTCGTCCGGGGCGGCGACGGTCAGGCTATCGCTACCGGGATCAACGGTCTGCCGGCGGGCTTCGACCTCGGGATGAATGCCGAAGACAATGCCCGGATCTTCCGCGCCCTTCAGGGCATCGGGGTTTCGATCTCGGGCTTCGGCGAAGGCCAGCTCGGCGCCCTGCGGCAGTCGAACCCGGCGGTCGAAGCGCTCCTTCAGTCGATGGGCTTCGCCAACGGCGGCGCCTTCGCGAACAGCGTCGTCATGGAGCCGACCTTCTTCGACATGGGCCTGATGGGCGAGGCCGGCGCCGAGGCGATCATGCCGCTCACCAACGTCGGCGGGCAGCTGGGTGTCGCGGCGGTTGTCCCGGCGAACGACGGGGCTGACAGGGAATTGCTTGCGGAGAACAACGCTCTGCTACGTCAAATCCTGACCGTCAACCAGGCCCACGCGGCGGACGACCGGGACGCGAACGAAGTCGCTCGCTCCAAGGCTGACCGCTCCAATCGGGCAGTTATCCTGGAGCGCTCCGCGTGAGTTCCGAAAGCCTAATCTGGCTCGTTGAAATCGAAGCGTATGACGAAACCCTTCCGGGGATCGTCACGCTTCGCTATTCGTCTGACGAGACGTTCTACGACGACTCGCTGAACGAATACACGCCGCGTCTTCTTCGCCCTCTCACGCTGACTCAAGCCCTGTTCAATCGGTTCGCTACCTTCGGGACTTCCCGGACCGGAGTGGGCGAGATTGCCCTGGTAAACATCGACGGCGACCTGGACGCGCTCGATGACTACGGGTTCGACGGTCGCGCGGTCCGCGTCCTGCTGGGCGACCCGGACGACGTCTACGCCGGCTTCGAAGAAGTCTTCGTCGGGACGATGGACCAAGCGGAATTCACCTACGAGGAAGTCCGCATCCGCATCCGCGACAAGCTCGCCCTGTTCGACGTCCCGGTGACCGAAGCCGTCTTCGCTGGCGACAACGTCGGGCCGACCGGCGTCGAAGGCCTCCCGGAGACCATCGGCGGTCAGACGAAGCGCCGGCTCTGGGGGCGGATGCGAAACCTGCCGGCCCCGCTGGTCAACCGGTCGCTGCTGATCTACGGCGTCAACTGGGACAAGGATGGCAACCGGGCGCCCGTCGCGTCGTTCGACGAGATCCGAGACCGGGGCGTCGCGATTACAATCGCCGCAGACTACGCGGACCTTGCGAGCCTTCAGGGCGCGACGATCCCGAACGGTCAGGCGGCGACGTGCCTCGCCGAAGGCCTATTCCGCATGGAGCGCGTCTTCGGGGCGATAACCTGCGACGTCACCGAGTCCGCGACCGCAGCAGACAATCGCCTTCCGCGCCTGCTAGAGCGGATCATCAACGACGCGGGCGGTACGGTCCAAGCCGGCGACGTTGCGGCCCTACAGGCGACGAGCGACTACGAGGCAGGTATCTGGACGCAGGGTCAGTCCTACGCCCAAACGCTCGACCGGATCGCGCAGAGCGACGGCTGCTACTACTGCGGCGCCCGGACGGGCGATCAGGTCTTCCGGCTCGCGCGGATCGAAGTCCCGACCGCGACGTCTGTAGGGACGATCTTCGAAGCGGACGGCGATACGCCCTACCTTTCGAACTACTTCGACATCATCGAGATCGAGCGCCGAGCTACGGGCGACCAAGGGCGCGGCATCCCCGCCGCGAAGGTCGAAGTTCTCTGGGGGCCGATTGGTCGCCTCATGTCCGAAGGCGATCTGGCCGGGACGATCACAGAGAACAACCCTGACCTCGTCGAGTTCTACAAGGTCGAGCGCCGGACTGCCGCCGTCGAGTCAGCGTCCGTCAAGACCAAGCACCCGCTCGCGCCGACGCTGACCTTCGAAACGCAGCTCTACAACGAAGCCGACGCGCAGACGGTCGCGGCGAGGCTCAGCGGTATTTATTCAACACGGCGCCAGATGTTTACGGTCTCGATTGAAGTTCGGTCAGATCTTCGATCCATCGTCGAGCTTGGCGCAGTGATGGACCTTCGGCTTGATCGCTGGGGGCTTGGCGCCAGTAAGAAGTTCCTGATCGTCGGCGCGGAATACGACGCCTCCGCTTTCGAATATGAGCTGACCTTGTGGGGGTAGCGTAGCCAAATGGCGAACATCGGCCTCGCGTATGACAACAAGATGGACGGCGCGACACTGACCGGCGGTAGCTGGGAAGTCACGCTGCCGCTTACGAACTCCCAGGACCGCATCCTGTCCCGCTTCGCGCGGTCGACGGACGCCGTCTCGACGAACACCTACTTCGACTTCGCGCTGGGCGACAACGAGCTTCTTCAGGTCTTCGGGCTGATCCGCCACGCCATCGCGCCCGGCGGGACCGTCCGCGTCGTCCTGTCCCAGACGACCGACTTCAGCGGCATCCCGTTCGATTTGACCGGCGCGACCATCGACTACGACACGGGCGTCGTCGAGGCCTGGCCTTCGGTCTTCTCGACCGAAGGCACCGCGTGGGAGAGCGACAACTGGTGGTTTGGTCGTCTCGATCAGCAGCTGGTCGACGCCTACGGGCAGACGAACTTCATCCTGCCCATCAACAGCGGGACGGGCGTCGTCGCGCGCTACGGTCGCGTCTACATCTCGCAAGGGACCGGGCCGACAGCGCCGGCCTACGTCCAGTTCGGTCGCGCGTGGATTGGTCCGTGGTTCCAGCCTGAGCGCAACTACATCTATGGCGCGGAGCTGAACTGGGAGAACCTGACGACCCGTCGCCGCGCGCTTGGCGGGATGAACTACTACCGTAAGCGCCGGATGGTCCGCGTCTTCCGCTTAGGGTTCGACTCCCTGAGCGAAGCCGAGGCCTACCAGGTCTTCGACATCAAGCGCATCCTCGATATCGACGGTCAGGTGATCATCATCGCCGACCCGGACGACCAGCAAACTTCGTTCCAGCGTAACTTTTTGGGTAACGTCTCGTCACCAGATCCGGTTACGCATCCGAACTACGGCCAGTACCAGTCGGCCTTCGAAATCAGGGAAGAAGTTTAATGGCGACTGTCACGTTCTCCAGCGGCAACACCTACGCCGACAACCAGGGCGAAGCCCCTCGGTATCTGTCGAACGGCGGTCACCGGACTTGGTTCCTTCCGCTGCTTCAGGACTTCGTGGCTGACGCCGGGCGCATCCTAGTGACGAATTCTTCGACCGCGTACACGCTTGGCTCCGCGACCGGATCGCTGACCATGGCGGCGCCGATCCCTTACGCGGTCGGTTCGTTCGTGACAATTGCTGACAACGCCGCGCCGACGACGAACTACGCGCTGGCCCAGGTCACGTCCGTCTCCGGGACGACACTGAACTTCAATGAGATCCGCGTCGAAGGCGCCGGGAACATCAACGACTGGTCCATTTCGATCTCCGGTGGCGTCGGTCCGACCGGCGCGACCGGCGGCGTCAACGGCGGCTCCCTGATCGGCAACCTGGACATGGACGGCAATATCCTGACCGTCGATCTGGTCCGCGCCGAGCAGGGTGGTGAACACCGACCCTCCGCGACCGTTGCGCCGGCTGCGGTGTCGGGTGCGCAGGGGCTGACCCTGATCAACTTCGGCTCGAACTGGATGGTCGCGAACGGCGACGTCACGTTGACCGTCACCGCCGGCACGAGCGCGGGCTACCTGCTCGACGGCGCGACGTTCACGTTCGAGCAGGACGGCGTGACCGGCGGCTGGGATCTGACCATTGTTGGCGCCACGGCGGTCGGCAACCTCCCGACCTTCACCGGTCAGGCGGCGGGCACGAAGACCCAGTTGACGTTCTGGTCCGGCGACGACGGGACGCTTCTCTATTCCGTGGTCGTGGAGGGCTACTGATGCCGCGCATTATTCCGATTGGTGGCGGGGGCGGGGGCGCCCTGACCGCGAACGTGAAGGCTGACGGCGCGGTCACCGAGGGCGATCTGGTGTCCCGGACGGGCGTCGGTACGGCGGGCCGTGGCGTCGCGCTCGATCCGTTTGAGCTGGTCGGGACGTCCCTGAACAACAGCGCGACGGGCGTCATCCTGGATGTCCTGGAGTTCAACCGCGTCCTGATGCTCCATAGTCTCGGGAGCAACAACCGGACGACTCACTACCGGCTGATGGACCACGGGCTGAACGAAATCGCCCTGGGGACTGGGACACTGAACACGGGCGCCAACGCGCGCGGCGATGCGTTCACCTGGAATGAGGCGAACTCGTCCGGCCTTCGGTTCCGGTCCAGCAACAACCCGGACGCGTTGCAGGTCTACCACTTCCACGTCGATACGGCGAGCACGGTCGCTGTCACGCAGCTTACGGCGGGCGTAAACTACACCGCGCCGAGCAGCGCGGGATCGGGGAACGACTTCTATGCCGCCGTCCCGACCGCCACGCCGGGGCGCTGGGTTTGGGTTTCCTTCGACCCGAGCGGGTCGCCGCAGATCCAGGCTTGCGTCATCGACTTCGACGATACGGGCGTGACCGGGCAGGGAGCCTGGACGACCATCGACAACACGGTCGGCACGAACCCGCTGGCCGGCGGCGCTGGAACTGTCGGATGGGACGCGACGACCGGAACCGGGATCGTGACGTACTACTCCCAGGGCGGCGCGGCGCGGACGATCCACTACATCGCGTTCTCCGCTTCCGGGACGACCATCAGCGTCGGAAACCGGATCGACGACCCGGCGCCCGTCGCCGAGCAGTTCCAGGGCGCATCTTCACCGGTCTATGACCCGGTAAACGGAACGTGGTGGGGCTTCCTCTATTCGAGCACGAACACCCTCTACGTGATGGTTATGGACCGGACGGGCAACACGATTTCGTCGACGGTAGGCGCCTACGACACGGGGCACGCAAATACCGGCGCCGAGAACATCATGGGCTGGCACACCGGCTACGACGCGACGAATGGTCGGGTCTGGGTGTTCGGGTCGGCGTTCAGCGAGCCCCAGGTCTTCTTCGGCACGCCGCAGGCGGACTCGACCACGAACCCCGTGGTCTCGGCGGGCGTCGCCGTCGCGAACTTCTCCGCCGACTACGGTCTGTCCGTGTCCGGCTTCTGGCGGATCAACAGCGCGGAGTGGTTCCGCCCGGTGGCAAGCTGGGGCCGGCGCTACGTCCGCGTCGGCGCGTTCAACCCCGGCAACGACGAGCCGGCGATCTATATGTACGACCCCGCGACGAACTCGGTAGCGGGCCTCGCGTCGGCGTTCGCCGGCATCGCCGGCAACAGCGCGGCGGACGGACAGCCGCTGACCGTCAACTACGGCACGACCGAGACGGGCGGATTATTCGCCGGCAACTCGGTGGGCGACCGCGTCCGCATCGGCGCCGATGGCGGCGCCTACGTGGACAACTCCGGTGGTGTCCTGGTCGGTATCGCGCAGGACGCAGCCGGGACGCTGATCATCGGCGGCGGCGAGAGCTTTGGTCAGTTGAAGGCGGAGGAATAAGACGTGCTGAAAATCGGAACCTACGCGAAGGTCGACCTGTCGGATTTCTCCGTTGTCGCACGTGGTCAGCGCCTCCCGCGCTCGGTCTGGGGTGATGAGATCTGGGCGGACCCCGAGGCCCACTTCGGCGCCCGGTGCCCAGCTGATTATGCCGGCTTCGGCTGGTGGCCCGAATTCAACGACTTCCAGCCCCTTGGCGACGACGAGAAGCGCGCCGCTGCCGCGTGGCAGGCTCCCGATCAGGTCGAGCGGCGCGTCGTCCTTCTGTTCGCGGCGGTCCCGCAGTCTGAAGTCGAGCTTCGCTCCGCCCAGGTCCGGCGGCTTGCCGAGCTTCGGGGCGCCGTGTCCGCGAAGTTCGACAAGATGGTTGACGATGGCTACGAGGCCGCGCCGGGCGTTCGCGTCGGTCTGACCGACAAGGCATTCGTGACCATGCAGCACGCCGTCGACCACCTGAGCGCGGGCGGCACTCCGTTCACCGCGCGGACTTCCCTCGGGAGCCGGATCAACATCGACACGACCGTAAACGTCCAGGCGGTCGTCGAAGGTATGCGCGCGACCTACCTCGGGTTCGCCAAGCGCGAAGACGCCCTTCAGGCGGCGCTCGATGCGGCCGAGAGCGCGGCGACCGCTGCCGACATGAAGGCCGCGCTTGACGCGATCAACGTCGAGGCGGGGTGGGTGTAGCCGTTTCGCGAAGGGCTGGCGACGCGGGTAGGTTGCTCTCGTCCCAGCCCCTAGCGACGGAGATCCCCTATGGCTCTGACTCCTTACGAACAAGCGAAAGAGATCGTGCGTCGCGAGGGTGGCTGGGTCGACCATAAGAACGACCGGGGCGGCGCGACGAACTACGGCATCAGCCTTCGCTACGCGAAGGGCATCGGCCTGGACAACGACGGCGACGGCGACACGGACGCGGACGATATCCGCCTCGTGACCGTCGATCAGGCGATTGATCTCTACCTGGAAGACTTCTTCCGCGCCCCGAAGATCGACCGCTTCCCCGAAGCCATTCAGCCCGTCCTGTTTGACATGGCGGTCAATGCCGGCGGCGGCGGGGCGATCAAGATCCTCCAGACGATGCTTGGCGTCATCCACGATGCCGTCCCCGACAAGGTCTCCGACTGCGGTCGCCCGGACGGTGCCGCCGGTCGGAAGACGTTCCGCGCCTTCAAGGAGGCCTGGGATCTGCTGGGGGCGAAGGTGATCGTCAACGCCTACTGCGACGAGCGGAAGGACTTCTACCGCGAACTCGTCCGGCGGCGCCCGTCGCAGAAGGTCTTCCTGCGCGGATGGCTTCACCGCGCGGACGAATTCTACATCTAGGAGGGCGTAATGATTGGGTGGCTCACAAGTCTGGTCAGTGGTGGCGGCGTAAAGGCCATCGGCGACACCGTCACGAACGTCGCCGAGGTGTTCACGTCGAACTCCGAGAACGACGCGCAGCGCGCGCACCAGCAGCATATGGGGCAGCTTGGCTATGACGTGTCGGCGCTGTCCGGCGCGCACGCGGCCTATGCCGCCGAGTGGAATGCGACGCGCGGGGCGCGGGGCATCCGTGGTTTCCTGAACGGTCTCGTCGACTTCCTGAACCGACTGCCGCGCCCGTTGATGGCGCTCGGCGTGATCGGCTTGTTCGCCTACGGGGCGATTGACCCCGTTGGCGCGCACGCGGCCTACGCGTCGTTCCAGGTCATCCCCCTTGAACTGTGGGGGATCTTGTCCGCCATCGTCGCCTTCTTCTTCGGCGCCCGTGAAATCGAGAAGTTCCGGTCGAAGCCGGAGGACTACGAGAAGCGCGCCCGGATCGCTCGAGAGATCGCGGCGGCGCGGAAGGAAGAAGCGGACGCCCGGAAGTCCGAAGCGGAAGCCGCGCGCGTCGAGGTAGGCGGAGAGGCCGCTTCGAACCCGACCATCGCGAAGTGGCTCGCCGAGAACATCTAATCGAGGCTTGAACTTAGCAAACAGCTATGGCAAAAGCCGTCCCATCGTAACCAAAAACCGAAGTAAGGGGTTACCGCCTTGGTCATCGCCGACGCTGAACTTCTCGCACTGTACCAGGAACTCGGTAGCTACCAGGCGGTCGCGTCGGCGCTCGACGAAAGCGGTCGGTGGCCCGGTGTTCACCGGACTTCGGTTATGCGGCGGGTGACGAAGTACCAGGAAGGAGTCGGCGACAAGGCGAAGCCGCTGTTCGGCGGTCGCGTCGGTTCGCACAAGCCCGAAGTCCGCGCGCTTCCGGCGCCGGGCGAAGTCAACCGCTACATCGTCTCCGTCGCGCAGAACAACACCCGCGTCCACGAGCCCGCCATCGACGCCCTTGAACTCGCTGCCGAGCACTTCGGTGCGGAGATCCTTGTTTCGACCGTCACGTACAACCGGAACGCCTGGGCCAAGGGTTCGGAGAAGAAGGACGCCGACCGGTCCGCGATGGGCGTTCAGAACGACCAATACAACGAGACTGAGTGGTTCGGCCCGCGCGTCGAGCCGTACACCGCCGAAGGCGACAAGGATATCCAGCTGGCGCCGACGCTTGTCTGGGTCGGTCGAGCCAACATCATCCCGACCGCGCCGAAGCCCCTGAACGGCTGGGAAGGCTATACGGGAGAAGCGTCCGCGATCTTCCCGCACATGCGTCAGCACCTTCGGTCGGTTCCGACGTCCAAGCACAAGGCCGCGAAGTTCCTCTATTCGACCGGGACTGTCACCCGCCGGAACTACATCGAGCGGTCGACCGGCCTCCGCGCCGACTTCAACCACGTATATGGCGGCTTGATGGTCGAAGTCCGAAGCGACGGGTCGTGGTTCGTTCGGCAGCTTCGGGTCGACCGCGACGGCGTGATGTACGACCTCGACCTGTGCTTCGACACCACCAGCGGCATTGTCTCGGAATACGAAGGGGTCGCGGCGATCCAGCCGGGCGACCTTCACGCGCCGGGCGTCGAAGAAGACGTCGTCGGGGCGATCTCCGAAGACGTCGGGAACATGCTCGACACGCTTCGCCCGTCCGCGTTCTTCGCGCATGACTCCGCCGACTTCCGGGCGCGCAACCACCACGACCGGCAAGACCCGCACCAGTCGTTCGCGAAGCACGTCGCGGGCGAAGAGTCAGTCGCCGATGAGATCCGGGGCGTTGCCGATACCCTTCGCCGGTTCTATCGCCCTGACGTCGACATGATCGTCGTCGACTCCAACCACGACCAAGCGCTGACGCGCTGGCTTCGCGAAGCCGACTACCGCTTCGATCCGGTGAACGCGATCTTTTTCCTCGACGCGCAGTCCGCCGTCTACAAGGCGATCCAGCGCGGCGACCGGGACTTCCACGTGCTCGAATGGGCCATCCGTTACGTCGGCTCCGAACTCCCCATCCGCTTCCTGCGCCAGGACGAAAGCTACATGCTGGCCGGGATCGAACACGGGATGCACGGCGACCTGGGGCCGAACGGCGCGCGCGGCAACCCGATGAACCTGTCGAAGCTCGACGTTAAGGCGAACGTCGGCCACTACCACTCCTGCGCCATCGTCGACGGTCTCTATGCCGCCGGCATGAGCGGGTATCTGAACCAGGGATACGCGAAGGGTCCGTCTTCCTGGTCGCATTCGCACATCGTGACCTACCCGAACGGCAAGCGGACCATTGTCACGCAAGTCGGTCGCGATTGGCGTGCCTAAGTCGTAGCCAAAAACCCCAGCAAAGGATACGCTTATGAGCATCATCGGTCTCGCCGGATTGGCGGGGGCGGGGAAGTCTGTCGCCGCCCGCACCATCGAAAACGAGCACAACGGCGAAGTCGTCAAGTTCGCCGGGGCCTTGAAGGCCATGCTCCGCGCCTTCTACGCCTACCTGGAAGTCGACCACGAAACCATCGAGCGCAAGCTTGAAGGCGACCTGAAGGAAGTTCCCTGCTCGCATCTCGCCTGGAATACGCCGCGCTACGCGATGCAGACCTTGGGGACCGAGTGGGGCCGTGAGCAGATCAGCAACAAGCTGTGGATCTACGTCGCGATGGAAAAAGCCGACCGCGCTATCGAGCGCGGCAAGGTCGCCGTCTTCGACGACATGCGCTTCCCGAACGAGTGCCAGGCGATCAAAGACGAAGGCGGTCTGACCATCCGTCTTGTCGCTCCGAAGAACCGCCGGGACGCCGGGACGACCCACGCTTCCGAAGCGCAGGTCAGCAGCCTGCCTGTCGACTACGAGGTTAGGAACGACGACACGATCCGAACGCTGGAACAGCGCGTCTCGATGGTCGTCAACGCCGTCCAGGCCGGCAACGTCGGCGGAGGCAGCTTCGGTTTCCGCTACGGCGGCGAGAAGGGTTAGAAAGGGCTCAGGCTTGGCCTACGAGGTTCCCGTGGTTGGAGCCGACGCATTGCCTGCAAGGCTCACCGTATTGGGGGCCGCGACGAACCCCGCTCCGGCGGGGTTTTTCGTTTGGGTCCATGGACCCAATGGGACGGCTTCGGTTACCGGCTAAGTCGTTGATTTGTATGGTGCTGCC